TAAATATAGAATAGGCACAACAGGCACTTTAGATGGTACTCAAACACATAAACTTGTATTAGAAGGTTTGTTTGGTCCTGTTTACAAAGCAACATCTACAGCTGATTTGATTGATAAAGGTCAACTCGCATCATTCAAAATTAAATGCCTTATACTTAAACATCCAGAGAGTGTGTGTAAGGTGGCAAGGTCTTGGGACTATAACCAAGAACTAGAATACATAGTTATGAATACTGCAAGAAATAATTTCATTAGAAACCTAGCTCTTTCTCTTAATGGTAACACTCTTATATTATTTCAATTTGTAGAAAAACAAGGTAGGAGTTTACATGCAAACATTAAAGAACAGGCTAAGAATAGACATGTGTTTTTTGTTTTTGGTGGCACGGATGTTGAGATTCGGGAATCAGTTCGTGCAATTACTGAAAAAGAAAAAGACGCTATCATTGTAGCATCTTACGGCACATTTTCAACCGGTGTTAATATTCGCAATCTTCATAATATTATATTTGCCTCCCCAAGCAAGTCCAGAATTCGCAATCTTCAATCCATAGGAAGAGGATTACGATTGGGTGATAACAAAGATGAGGCAGTTCTATTCGATATCTCAGATGACTTTAGAATAGGCAAATATACCAATTACACCTTGAAACATTTTGTGGATCGTGTTAGAATATATGATGACGAAAAATTTAAATACAAATTCTATAATATTGAACTCAGAGATGAATAATCTATTTGAAGGTGTCCGTATAGTCCGTTTACACAGTGGTGAGGACATTATCGCTGGCTACTCAGGCAATACAAACACTAATCTTGTTGTGTTGGATAATCCAATGCATCTCATCTTTAAGCGAACACCTCAAGGCATTGTTATGATGATGTTACCTTGGTTGCCTATTGAATTGATTAAAGATAACATTGCAACCATTCTTTCAGGCGACATACTTACTATCGTTGATCCTAAGGATAATTTGAAGGAATACTACCACAAGGCTGTTAATACTACTCAAATAAAAATGTTAAAAGATAATGCTCTTAGCCAAAAACTAAGAGATGCATCAGATGAAGATGAAGATGAGGAGGAAAATGAGGATGAAGACCCTGAGGGTGATTTAACGAAGGAAGATGTTGTTGAGATTATTAACCGTAAGAAGACTAACAGGTTACATTGATGTGGTAGCTAATATATCATCTAACGGGGGACACCGCCATAATAACAGTTGTCAAGCACGATGTCAAGCTAAATAAAAGGAAGAAATATGAGTGAGAAGAAACCAAAACATTATGTAAACAATGCCGACTTTTTAGATGCGCTGATTGTATATAAAGAGAAGTGTGATGTTGCCAAAGCAGCAGAAAAAGAAGATCCACAAATTCCCAATTACATAGGGGAATGCTTTCTAAAGATTGCAGAACACCTTTCAAGGAAGCCTAACTTCATATCATACTCTTTTCGAGATGAAATGATTGCAGATGGCATTGAAAACTGCCTTATGTATTTTAGAAATTTTGATCCAAGTAAGTCAAAGAATCCATTTGCCTACTTCACTCAAATCATTTACTATGCCTTTCTCCGTAGAATTATGAAAGAAAAGAAGCAACTGTATGTTAAGTACAAGGCAACAGAACAGTTTGGTTTGCTTGGTGAGGATGAAATGTTTGAAGACTCAGATGGCAATATGAGACAGTTTCAGTTATATGATAACATCTCAGAATTCATTCATACCTTTGAAGAAGCTAAGAAAAAGAAAAAAGAAGGTAAGACCAAAGGCGTTGAAAAGTTTCTTGAACAATTGCCTTAAAATGCTTGACAATACTATTGATGTAAGTTATACTAACAGGCTATGAAACTCGCTCTTATTAATGATACTCACTTTGGTGCAAGAGGTGATAGTCAAGCTTTCAACGAATACTTTTTCAAGTTTTGGGAAAACACGTTCTTTCCTTATTTGAAAGAACACAACATTACTACACTTATTCATTTAGGTGATGTTGTTGATAGAAGAAAGTTTATCAATCATAATATTGCATCTGATTTCCAAAATCGATTTATGAAAAGATTATGGAAAGAAGGCATTGATACTCATATTATGATTGGTAATCACGACACCTATTATAAGAACACAAACAAAGTAAATGCAATTCACAATCTTTGTTCCACTTATGATGGTGTACATGAGCCGTTCATTTACACCGATCCAAAGATAGTTACATTTGATGGTGTTGATATTCTATTGATGCCTTGGATATGTGAAGACAATTATGAACAGTCTATGGGGTTTTTGAAGACTGCACCTGTTGAAGTTATATTTGGGCATTTTGAGATTGCAGGTTTTGAAATGGATCGAGGCAATATCTGTCACGAAGGATTAGATAGAAAATTATTTGAAAGATTTGATATCGTATTGTCTGGTCACTTTCACCACAAGTCAACAAGTGGCAATATCACATATCTTGGCAATCAATACGAAATGACATGGGCTGATTATAACGATCCAAGAGGATTTCATGTGTTTGATACTGAGACACGAGAATTTGAATTCATTTTGAATCCATATAAGATGTTTCATAAAATCATGTATGATGATTCAAGTAATGATTTTGAGGCATGGAAAAACTATGACTATGCGCCACTAAAGGATTGTTTTGTTAAAGTGGTTGTACTTAATAAACAGAATCCATTTTTATTTGATAGTGTATTAGATAACATCTATAAGGCAGGTGTTGCAGATTTGTCAATCGTGGAAGACTTTACTGATACACTCATTGATGTTGACCAAGAAATCATTGATCAAGCTGAAGACACGATTACTATTCTCGGAAAATATATTGATAATTTAACTTTGAATGTTGAGAGTGATAAACTAAAAACTCTGATGAGAGAACTTTACATTGAGGCATTGAATACGGAAAAAACTGAATGATAGCATTTCGTTATGTGCGTTGGAAAAATCTGTTAAGCACCGGCAACCATTTTACTGAAATAAAGTTAGACAACAATCAGAACACACTTGTGGTTGGTGAAAATGGTTCTGGAAAATCAACTATGCTTGATGCATTGTGTTTTGGGTTATTTGGTAAAGCATTTCGTAACATCAATAAACCTAGTTTACTGAATTCAATCAACGGCAAAGATTGTGTTATTGAAATTGAGTTTGACACAAATAACAAATCATATAAAGTTATTAGAGGCATTAAACCAAATGTCTTTGAAATTTATCAAAATGGTGAGTTGTTAAATCAAGATGCTGCTGCGAAAGATTATCAAGAATATCTTGAGAAGACTATTCTCAAATTAAATTACAAATCATTTACACAGATTGTTATTCTTGGCTCGGCATCATTTGTTCCATTCATGCAATTGTCAGCTTCTGACCGCAGAGCAATCATTGAAGACTTGTTAGATATTCAAATTTTCTCCACAATGAATGGTATTCTTAGAGAGAAATTATCTGGTAACAAAGATTCAACTACATCTAAAAAATATGACATTGACTTGTCTCGTCAGAAGTTTGAGTTGCAAGAAAAATACATCAAAGAGTTAAAGCAAAACAATGATGACAAGGTAAATGAATATGATGAAGAGATACAAAATAATCAGGGTGTTATACAGACCTTACATGACGAGACTGCAAACCTCATCACAGAAGTTGCCACACACCAAACCTCTGTGGAAGAGAAGACTTCAGTTGAGAATAAACTCAAGACTATTACAAAGCTTGAATCGCAAATTGAAAGCACAGTATCCAAATATAGAAAGGATATCAGTTTCTTTCAACATAATGACGATTGTCCAACCTGCAGGCAAACCATTGCCATGGGGTTTAAGGAAACGGAGATTGCCAATCTTACAACCAAGGCAGCTGAGTGTGAACACGGACTCTCAGAATTAGAGAAGAAGTTATTGGCAGAGCAATACAAGCTCAATACAATTACAGAAGTGCAGAAGAAAATTCAAGCACTACAAATTAAGATTGCAACAAACAATACTTCTATAACCGAAACAAACAAATATATTACTAAG